ACCTGCTACTGTAGAAACATTAGTATTGTTTCCTGCTACTGTAGTTACGTTAGCTGAAATTCCTGCTACTGTGTTTACATTAGCAATATTAGTTCCAACAGTATTTACGTTAGTAATATTTGTTGCAACTGTATCAATTTCTGAAGTTGCTTCATTTAAATCATCTGCAACAGTCTCAACTTCACTAACTGCTTCTGCTAAATCATTTGCTACTGCAATTACTTTTGTAATATCTGTAGCTACTGTATTTACTGAACCAATGTTGGTTGCAACTGTATTAATATTTGTTTCGTTAGAATTTACTGAATTAATATTTGCTTCATTAGAATTAACTGCATTAATATTAGCTATATTTGCGTTTACTGTAGTTAAAGCTGTTTTGTTTGCAGGGGTTAACCATGTGTTTTCTAAATAGTTTTTAGTAGCTGCATCTTGAGCTGACGTAGGGTCTGCTACATTTTTTAATCTTTTATTTTGTGTGTCCCATTGAAAATCTGCATTATCTAAAGAAATTACATCATTAGCATCATCAATCGCTTCTTGCGACATAAAGAACGCTTGGTCACTATCTGTATCTAGGTCATTTTCAGTTAGTACTGAACCTGATACATAGTCTACAAGTTTAGTTGTTTGACTTGTAGTTCTTCTTATTTCAATAGCAGAACCATTAGCCGGTGCTGTAGTAAACGTAAGATTAGTACCTGCTGCATCTAAAGTGTAAGCTGTTATATTTACACCTGCTACAGTAGCAGATAAATCAGCTGTATCTCTATAACTAAAAGGTATAGCGTATGTAGTAGTTGTACCGTTTCCGGTGTATCTTACGAATGAATTTGCCATAATTTGTGTTTATCTCTTCTAAAAGGGGTACTTTATTGGTTTCTAAGGTTTTCTTTCCCTTCTTCAACTTCTTGTTTAAAACTTTCAATTGTGGTTGGTTTTCCTTGTAATTCAATTAAAGCATAACCTTTAATCCATTCTCTAGCTTCAGTTTCAAACTCTCTTATTTTTGATAGTAAATAATCATCAGCTTCATATTTGCCTGCAATTAATAAATTTTCTGTATATCTAGTATTAAATAAAGAATCTACGTCTTCTAACTCATCTCTAAATGTTTCATTTAAAGTTTTATCATTAATTTTTATTTTACCTGCTACTTGCAACATTGCTTCATACAATGTAGTTCCCTCTTTTAATTCCATATTAACACCTGTTATAGGGTCTTTTACAGATAACACTTCAGTTTTTCTCATGTTTAAAGGCTTAGCCATTTCAACGTCTATTAAAGCGGCAGGTCTTTCCCATTTAATATTAGATGTAGCTAATTTTTCTTTAGCTTGTTTTGATAATACAATAGGTTTACCATTGCTATCTACCATATTGGCACTCCAATGTTTAGTAGTTGGGAAAACATCTTGAGCTTTACCTAGTAATAAACCTTCAGTTTTAGGATATACATTTTTTAATGGGTCTCTTCTAGGCGATAAATCATCTCCCCAATTTTCAAAATTAAATTTATTTCCTAAATATTTTTCATCTATAATTTTTGCTAATCCATAAGGGAGTGAGTATTCTATGTGGTCAAACATTGTAACTAATTCTGCTTCTGCCTCAGCAAACACTTTGTTTGTCCAACGCCAACCTGTTGCCGCAGGTATTATTTTACTTACACTTCTCCCTAAATAACTTTGTATTTTACTAATATTAGACATACCTTCTTCAGTAGTTACATTAGTTTGACTAAACATTTCCGTTAATTTAAAAAAATCCTGTGTCATTAAATTACTTGCAAATATATTAGACCACAACGACATTGAACTACCACCCATAAATGATGCAAACTCTATTATTTTAGCTTGTGCCGGTGAGTGATATTTATCTTTCCAAATATCACCTGCTTTATTAACCATGTCTCTAGTAGAAGCTGCCACCATAAATGGTACACTTAAAGGAAAAAATCTTTTAAGTGAAACATATTCAAATGTACCATCATCATTTTCCATTTTATATGCAAATTTATGTTTAGGGTCTGTTGGTTCTGAGCCAGTTAATCTGTCTGTAAAAAATGCTAAATACATTGCATAACTGTAAATTACACCCCCAAGACCTGCTATTGCTTGTGCTTTATTTCTAACTACTGGGTCAGAAGCATTTTGCATTGCTCTATATTCTAAATTTAATTTATTTAAACCCGGTGTCATTTGCCAAGCTGTTTTAAATAAGTTTACAGGTGTTTTAACAAAATGAATACTTGTTAAAATTCTAGTAGCAGGGTGTTTATTTGCAAAATCTAAAACTCCTTGTCCAACATTAAATTTACTTTGTTGTTGGTCTGGATAAAATTTATTAGCATCTAACAATTTGCTTTTTAAATTTTGTGTAAAAGAAGCACTTTGTGCAATGTATGTAGGGTCATTAGCAATTGATTTACTTAAATCATCTAATGTTGACATTTCAACAGCATTAAATGTTTGTGTTTCTTTAAAATTACCAAAATCATCTTCGTACTGATAGTACAGTTCAGACCATTTTTGTTCAAACGGTGTTTGTTTAATTTTTTGTTGTTCTAAAGTTTTTAATTCATTGTGTAAATTATTTATTTTTTTATTACTAGGCTTATCTAAAGATTGTTGAAATTTAATGTTTTCTCTAACATCATTAATTTTATCTTGTAACGCAACAATACTTCCTTTATTAAATCTTTTTCTTTTTTTCCATAAATCAGGATAAAAAGTTCTCATTCTTTGATTTATAACAGCTACTCTAGCAGCTCTATTTAACATGTTTTTAGTAAGTGTATCTCCTGCGCCTAAAAGTCTTAAACTAGTAAAAGCAAGTCTACTAATAGGTGACATAATTTTGCTTGAAACTTTATTAAAAGTGCTATCACTTTCTTGTAATTGAGCTAAGTAAGTCTCCATGTTTCTTTGTTTTCTACCATCAAATCTATGTTCTAAACTGTCACCAATAGCTCTGTTTGCTTTCCATGAAAGTTTTGCTTTTCTTAATGCAATTTGAAAAAAACGCAATTGAGATGTAAATAAATCTGTAGCCATAGAAATTTGATTTAAACCTTGTCTTCTATTACCTTTAATAAAATTAATTAATCCACCCGCATATTGTTCTAATACTATTTTTTGATAGTTTGCTCCTGTTGATAAAATGTTTACTTCATGTGTTGTGGGGTCAAATAAAAGATTAGCTGTTGTGTATTCATTTAATGCTTCTGACAAAGATACATTTTTTTCTTTAGATTTTCTATCAACTTGTTTAATTAATTTATTAGCTAAAAATGGATTATTACTTATTTCTGCTAAATTTTCTATAATCTTAATTTTTTCATTAGGTTGTAATTTGTTAACGTTATTTAATAAATCACCTTCTTGTTCAGCTAATATTTTATCTACCATCATTCTTGTTTTATCAGCTTCATCAACTTCAACAATTAATTTTTGTTGGTTCATAACATCTGAAGATGCTTGCACAGTTTCTACATGGTTTTTAATTAAAACATTTCTTTCTTTCATTGCCTTAATTAATTCTTGGGTAATAGTTGATTTTTCATTAACATCAACAGCATTATCCATAATATTTTTTAAATTAGATATTTCTCTACTTTTTAATAATAAATTTATCCTACCTGCGTAAACAGTAGGTGCTAACTTAGGAGCCATTTTAGATGCTAATTTTAATTCTTTATCTAATAATTTAGCATTTTCTTTTCCTAATAATATTTCACCTTTTTCTTTTATTTTTTGTAATAAATTAACTCTTTGTGTAGTCCTTACTTTTCCTTCTTTAATTAAAGTATCAATACCTTCTTTAACTTCTTTTACAATTATGTTATGTGGTTCATCTGCTTTTATTTTATCTAAATTAATAATAGGTGTTTGTCTTTTAATTTCATTAACTTTAGTGTTTATACTTTGAATTTGATTAGGTTTATCAGAAGCTTGTGTAGGAGCTTGTTTTTTACTTATTTTATTTTTTACAACTTTAACTTTTCCTGATTTACCTGTAAATGTTGTGTCAGCTTCACTTCCTGCTAATCCAAAATCTCTATCATAATCACCTTTAAAACCATCTCCTTTATCATAGAATTTACCTGCTTTACCTTTTGCAGACCATGCAGACATACTAGCACCTATAGTTCCTTGCGCAACACCACCTGCTCCACTTGCTATTAATGTTCTAGTTATGTTGTAATCAGACATTAAACCGGCATCTATCTCAGCAGTTTGACGTAATAAATCTGCACCACCACCAATCGTTGCACCTATAGTACCTTCTTTTATACCTATGTTTAAAGCAGCTTTTTTAGCAGCATTTAATTGAAATTGTTTTTTAGTAAGTTCATTAATAGCTACTTTACTAGCTTCTCTTGCTACAACTTTTCCAGTTCCAAGTGTGTATAAATTAATAGGGTCAACTATTAAAGCAGGAATAAAATCTTTAGCCCATTTGGTAAAACCAATTGTTTTTGAACCAAAATAAGGAAGGTCTGCGTATACTTGAGTTATTTCTGCCCAATCACCTTTATATTGTTCATCTTTAGCTAACACTTGTCCTACATCATTTACAATCCCTATTGTATTGTACTCACTCCAAATTCTGTCTTGATAAAATTTTTCTATTAATTCTTCTTTAGAAAACTCATTAATGTTTTTACCACCTGTTATAGAATTGTTTATATCTGTTACACCACCTGAATAATATCTTTTTAATGTTTCTTGAAATTTATCAGATTGTAATTTATCTAAAGCAAGTTTTTGACGTTCAGCTTTTTGCATCCTGTCATAATTAGCTCTTTCTATTCTATTTCTTCTGTTTTTCTTACGAGATTCAAAACCTATTTTTGTTGGTGAAGTTGCTTCTTCTTCTTGTATATTTTTATTGGGGTCTAAAAATGAAAAATCAAATGCCATAAATTATTTTAAATATTGTTTTACTAATTCGTCTAATTGTAAAGTATCTATATTAAATGCACCTGCTAATGCAATTTTAGCATCTTCAGTTAATACTCTATTATATAATTCCATATTAAATGGAACACCTGTAATTTGTTCTAAAGCATCAATAAAATAATTTTGTTGTTTTAAAACACTATCACCTTTTTTAAATACACCCAAAGGTGTGTATGTTTCAATTTGAGGCATAGTAAAGTTTTGTATATTGGAAGAAACATTATCTATTAATTGTTGTCTTTGGTCAGTAAAATCTTGTATGTTAACACCTGCTTCTGTTAATATTTTAGTTGCCAAAGCTCTTCTTTTTACACCATCAGATTTAACGTCTGACCACTCTGGTTCATTTAAAATATTTTGAAATGGTTCACTTTCCATATATGCATCTACAGGATTTGTTAATGTTCTTTCTGCTTCTTGTTCTATACTTGTAACCTGTTCTTTAGTAACACCTTTAGCCGCTTTAGAAACTACACTTTCTTCAAACTCAATTGCTAAATCAGCACCTGTTGTTGTAAGCACATTTCCACTGTTTATTAAATCAGCACTAGCTTTTAACCATAAAGAGTTATCATATTTTTTAATAGTGTCATTATAAACTTTATTTAAAAATTCATTTTGTTTTTCAAACCAAGCATTTTTTACATCTGGAGTATCTAATTTATCAAACTTTTCATTATTTTTTAACCAATTTAAATATTGTTTTCCAACATCTTGTTTAATTAAATTGCTAACAAAAAAAGCTTTTTGACCTTCGTATTTTTGTTTAACACCTGTTAATTTTGTAACTAATAATTCTTCTATATCACTAACAACAGATAAATATTCTGGAGCTTGTAAAGGAGCTTGATAACCACTTGCTTCATATTTTTTAGCAGTTAATTGGTCAGACATTAAACTTTGATACGTGTCTTCACTATTCGTAAACTTTAATATTTCTATTCTTAATTCATCATCTCTATTAGTCCAGTTACCGTTCATAATTTCATCTTTTAAAGAACGGATAGCACCTTTATCTTCAAGAGTTTCATTCATGTTTTTCGTTACATTATTAAAAACAATTGCTAACTCTGGGTATTTGTCTACAGCTTCTTTTTTTAAAATAGTTTTTTCCAAAACACCATCAACAGTATTTTCATCTATAGAAAAATATTGTGTAGTAAACATATCTTTTTCTTCATTTTCTTTTCTGTTTTTTTCTCTTTCTTCAAAATTAGACAACGTTCTGTATTTATTATTTAATTTTTTAATTAATTCTGCATTTTTAGAATTATTTTTATTACCAAAAATAGAACCTAATGCATTACCACCTTGACCAACACCTCTGTCTGCTCTCATAATATCTTCAATTCTACTTAATTCAGAAGTATTAGAAGCAGTGTCAATTCCTTTGTCTAAATTAAATAAAACTATTTCATTTACTTCTGAAGGTGAATTTAAATAACGCATTTTTTTACTACCTTCTTCAGGTGGTAAAGGTTCTATAAAAGAATTTGCTTGTTTAAAATATTCAGCTCCAGATTTGGTGTCTAAAACTTTAGATATATTTTCAAATCTACTTGTTTTTTGTAATTCACTTCTTTTATTTGCATCTTTAATAGCGTCTTTTGCTTTAAATTCATTAAATATAGAAGCAAAACCTAAAGCATATGAACCATCTTTATCAGCAAAACCCGGTAAATAATCTTTATAAAAAGCAGGTAAATTAGTTTCTTCTATATTATATTTATCCCTATTATTTTCTATTTTAGTAATTGCATCAATTGCTTCAAATTTACCAGTGTGATAAGACACAGTTTTATCTACGTATTTACCACTTAAATTAGGATGTTTACCTTCTAATATTTCTTGATTAACTGTTTTAATATCTTTAGTTAATAACAATTGATTTAATTCTTGAACAGCTTTATCTTTTTTATTTGCTATATTTTGATTGTAAATTCTTGATAATGCAGGGTTTACATTTTTTTGTAATACATTTATTAAGTCAGAAGTTTCAGTAGTTGTTGCAGTATTAACTTTACCTGCAAATGTAGAACCCATGTATTTATTTGTTACTCTTGATTTATATGCCATAATTATTTGTACCCATATTGTGTAAATTTATTTTTAGCTACAGTGTTAACTTTGTTAACTGGTTTTAAATTATTTTTATAATTTTGATACCCTTCAGCACCAATAGTTCCAATGTTTAATAACAAGCCAGTCCTACTAGGCATTACTACTGGTTTAATACTGTTGTATCTTCTTTGTTGCGCTGCATAAGCTTCTTGTTCTTGTCCCATTAATTTAATTACATCTGTTTCGTAATCTCTTGCAACATCTAAAAATTGCATATCGTAAGTGCCTGTAATGTCTTGTATAATTTTATCACCATTACCTGCGTTCATGTTTAAAGCTTGTGCTTGTTTTTTATTATTTTCTTGAGAAGTTTTAAAATCTGCTACCTTTTTTTCTCTACTAGCAGAAACAGCTTCTCTATCTATTTTAGATAAATCATTTAAATATGCTTGGTCAGAATTTTTTCTTGTTAGTTCATTAGCTTCTTCCTGTCCTTTAGCTATAGCTCTTTCATTTCTATAACTAACTATCGCTGTTCCTATTTTTAATGCAGTTACTACATCACACATAATTAATTATTTGTCTCCTTCATCATTAATAAAAATGGCATTTTACCAAAACCATAATCTCCTATTTCAGTTTTTGGTTCAAAGCCTAAATACTGAAGCCATTTAAGTGACTTCCAATTTCTTTTGTCTACAAAGTTATAAAGATATTTATAACCTTTACCCATCTCATCTATCCAATACGGACATTCTTTTATAAATTGTTTTGTATGTTTAAACAGTGTTTCACTAGACAACATCCATGCTACACCATATTCAGGCTCAGCACACTTAGCAACACCAAACATACCGATAACACCTTCATCTGTGGTGCCTATAATACTATAAACTTTACCATTAGGTTCCGTAAATGGAAATACTAAAGCTTGTAAAGGTGAAGAGTTGTTGGATGCTCTAATCTCTGCACGGTCAGCTTGGCGTATTCTAGGTGCTAATTCTAAAGTATCTTTTAGTATAGCGGGTCGTACGTAATTTTCTCTGGTCATTTAAATCCTTGTTGAACGATTATGATAATATCCTTCTACTTCTGCACTAGCAATATACATCGGCAGGTGTGAAGAACTTTTAATATCTAATGTAAAATCTGTGTTTCTACATGAAACGGGTACTTTAATAGTACCTGAACTAATAGCCGGTACACCTACTTTACTTGTAGCTGTCCCAATAACATATCCATTCATAAATGAGTAACTTGTGTTTCTACCATTAGGTGTTACTTCAATTTGAAAATAACCTGAAGTTTCATAATTAAATGATATGTTTCTAATTTGATAACGACCTGAAGTAATGGCTACTAAACCTCTACCAGAACTTTCTCTTACATACTGTTGTGACATTCTATATATACTCTCGTATGGAACACCAATATATAAATTTGTGTGGTCGCCTTCTAAAGTATATGTTGAACCACTTGTATTTGTGACAGCATAGTTATTACCATTAACAGCATCAATTGCTATTAAACCTGTTTTAACACCATATGGTGATGTAAATGTTGTTAAATTTGTACTGCTATTATATGTTCCAGTAACATTTGTTTTTAAATCTAAATAAACACCAAATCCTATAGTCGTATCTTTTAAATTTCGTAAATCTATTTTTATTAATTTTGTGTTAGTACCTTCTACTACCATTAAATAAATAAAACTTTCAAAAGACATACCACCTAATATTTTAGCATTGTTAAACACCCATTTAGACCATGCAGTTTGTACTTTTTCACCTCTATCAAAAAAGTATTTATAGATAAATAATGTACCTGCATTAACAGAAGTAACATTGGTGCCAGTTGTGTATGGAGCTATTTGAGTATCTACTGTATCAGAAGCTAATGCAATCAATGTATCTTCAGTTGTATTACTAATTAATTGGTAAGTATTACTTGGTATTAAATCTTGTACAGACACTGTAATGTCTAAACCGTCATTAGTTAAAGTGTCATCATCGGCAAAATATTCTCTTATAGCTGTATTATTGTTTCTTGCTTGTGAAAAATATGCAAACTTACCTGCTGAAACAGGTTTAACATTATTATTATATTCAAAAGCAGATACTTCATTTAAAACAGCTGATGTAGGGGATATTGTTTCTCCTACACTTCCTAATTTATATTGTGCTTTTTCAGAAAATAATAATAAACTTTCATTAAATGCAACACTATCAAACAATGTGTTAACTTCAGAGCCTGAAGCTGCTATATCAATAGGGTCAGTATCTAAAACTTGTGTTACAGTTTTTGAAAATAAATTAAAAAATTCTGCATTTTCTGTAAAAATTAAATTATCTCTAGCTAATATTCCTAATCTATTTTTATAAAACAATAAATTATTAATTTTATTATTTACAAAACTAGGGTTTGAATTAGTAATACCATCTCCGCATGTTCTGTCAGTCCAGTCTATTTCTTGAAATGTAAATGTGCCATCATTATTATTTATTAATGCATGCGGCATTGTAGAATTATCTAAACCTAAACTAACGCTTTGACCTATAGTTTCTTTCCAAACACCATCTGTTTCAAACTTTACGTAATAATCAGATAATGTATCTCCATCTTCACCGGTAACTTTTATAATACTGTCAGTACTTGCATGATAAGGTAATTTTGTAAAGTCAGATATTTCATCTCTTATAGAATACATACCTGTATTACCAGAACCATCAGCTGTTAACACTGTGTAATTACTATTGCCATCTGTTGAAATACCTCTAATA